ACAATACCGATACCTTATCTATAAGACGTTGACTGGTGTACATTTCAGTATAATGCTTTTTACGATGGCCAGACTTCTTTCTAGTACCTGTAACCATGTCTTTGGTCATGGGTAGGTTATACTTATCGTTAAATAACGACACCAATGAGTCAGCCAGCTCACTGTACTGAATTACCTGATCAACTTGTAAACCGCTATCATTAGCATACAATGTCCAATCCACAGGTGCCTTGCCATTATATAATAACTTTTCAACAAAAGATTCAAAACTCATGGATTCCGATTTCCTACTTGATAGCTTCCAAAAGTAATGACTTGCAACCTTCTCCCATGGATTACGTTCAATGGTAAAGGTGTGGTAGTCAGACCACGTGTCAATTCCAACCATATCCATTATTAAGTTCCACGGCTTGTGCCCATCAGGCCCGGGGCCCCGGGTACCTACTCCTATACGAGGAGTACCATCAATTACAGAACCAGTGCATAAATCCTTTTCCTTGTCAAAAAAGTTATCTACAATTACGCTTTCTACAGTAGAGCCAGCAGTCTTTTTAGTTTTTACAAATATAAATTTATGACTGTGCGAAATCAACATTCTTTATATGGTTCCAAGCTGTTCCATCTTTAATTTCATCATATGTCCATTGGCAGTACGCAAGGTCATTTAACCACTGCTGCCTGTCTGGCCAGTCTTTTACCTTATTAATTTCTGAGAAAGGGTGAGGGCAAACTGGCGTTACCATAGCTCCAGCAGACATAGGATACACTGGAATTCCATAACATGCAGCTTCTGTAAGAGCGTTAGATGTCCAACCAACAACCGCGTGAGCATCGTGCAAGTCTTTCTCTAAAAACTTACCGCCGTTAAGTCCTTCCGATCCTTGGTTGCTAGACCAGTATACATTAGGAAATAAATCAAACGCTTCTGGAATAAGGTAAGCATCAAAGAACTCTTTATACATACCGTGCTTAGGATGTGGACGAACTACAATTGGAAGGTCAGTGTATCTTCTGATCTGGGTAAGACAATCATGGAACCAATTGTAGTAGGAACCGTAGTGCTCTATCATTCGAACTAGGCTAGTGTCTATTACATGCTGAAGAATTACAAGTATGTAATCCCCTCTCTTGTTCTTCCATGGTCTAATTTGTATATTACGTTCCTTCTTTAACTTTAACCACCTGTCAGGAGGATTACCCATAGGACCAAAGTTAGATTCATTCCACAAAAAGCTATTCCAAGAAAACCTATAATGGTTTTTGTAGAAGTCGTCGACAAGGTTTTGTCTGAACACTTGAGATTCAAATACTATAGATGGTTTACCACTTTGTTCAATAAAGTCGTAAAAAGGTTCGCGGAACGGTTCCTTAATATGATTAGTATGACGTATGTTTATTTGTACGTACGCGTCGGCATCCATGTGGTTATGCCTTTCACTAAAAGGTACTTCTACAAAAGGTTCACATTGTGGAGTCGGATGTTTGTACATCCTTTTCCAATCACTAAAAAATACAATCTTATTCATAAATGTTTACTGTGGATCTTACAACCAATGAACTCGTTGTAGTAATCATCCCTCAAAAGTACATCAAAGTCAAACTGAAATTTGGCCTCGTAGTACGTACACTCACCTTTAGTTTTACACAATCGAAGAATATCTCTATGAAAGTTATCTTCACCGTGCTGTTCAACTAACAACTTTACCTCTTCACTAGAGCCAAAGTATTTGATCCAATCGGATTCTTTCTTTACCGTTCGCTTACGAGTCTTTCCCTTAAGCGGTGGTAACTTTCTTGTAGACCAGAACCACTTCTTTCCAATATATTTTTTTCCATTCTGTAAATTAGTTATCTGGTATACAAACCCGACATTGTCACCTATCATATCAGATGTAAATGGCTGGCCCTGATAGGTCCAGCTTGACATTTAATCTTCCTCGAAGTCTAACTCTTCTATATCATCTTCAACATAAAACTGATCAAGCTCAGTACCACAAAAAGGACAAAACGTTGGATCCTCTGTACCTATACCGAACTGATCATCATCATAACTTACACTATACTCTGCTCCACAGTTACTACATTCAGAGCTGGTAGCTATTGTGCTCATAGAGACATTCCTGCAAATGTATTTTCGTTGACATCTTTCTTAACTCCGCCAACAACATATGAGGTAATCTCTGTTTCCTGTGGTGCCACCTGTACTTCTCCACCGCTAATCCACTTCTGCGTCCACGGCAATGGATTCGCTTGCTCGACTCTGTAAGGAGACTTGTATCCGATAGCGTGCATTCTTTTACTGGCTATCCACTCTACGTAATCTCCAAGTAGTTGAGCATTCAGACCAATCATTGATCCGTCTTTAAACAAATACTCTGCCCATTTCTTTTCTTGTTGTACGACACTATCAAATAGATCAATTACTTGTTGTTCGCTTTGTTCCCTTATCGCTGCAAACTCTTTGTCGTCTCTCGCAAGGAGCTTTAGCATCTGTTGCGTTGATGCTAGGTGTACATTCTCATCTCTAGCAATAAACTTAATAATCTTTGCATTGCCTTCCATCTTCTTGAGCTCAGCAAATGCCCAGCTACATGCAAAGGAAACATAGAACCTAATACCTTCTAATGCGTTTACTGCATTGAGGGCCATCCAAAGGTTCTGTTTGTTTGGCTGCTTAATTACCAGATCATAATACTTACTAATGTCTTTCGCACAGTCTACAATCTCTTGTATATCGAGTAGGTTGTCAAATATCTCACTTGGATTGCTGTAGATGTTTCGGATGATGTGAGTGTACGAGCGAGAATGAATGGTCTCACTAAACGTCCATGTGACTAACCAGTTCTCTAACTCAGGCAGCGAACATATAGGCATGAAGGCTTCAGACGGAGCTCTGCCCTGTACACTATCAAGAAGGATCTGTCTCTTTAGATTAGACGTAAAGATATGTTGCTCGTGATCAGACAAGCTACGGAAGTCTTTACTGTCCCTACCGATATCTACTTCTTCTGGTCTCCAAAAGAAGCCAAGTTGTTTCTCAGTAAGTGTATCAAATGTTTTGTATCTAAGATTTTCATATCGAGCAATGTTAACAGGTGCACCAAAGAACATTGGTTGGGTGACATTGTCAACCTTTTTCGTATCGAATACAGATCGCATTGTTGCTCCTAAATCTTGCAGCTCTCACAGTCGTCATCATCTTCTATTACTGGCTGCCCTTCGTATGAGTGTGCTGGTGGTTCCATTTCATCGGTCGCACCATCGTAAGTGTTAAAGTAGTAAAGTTGTTTACCACCATACTTGTAAAACATTACAAGGTGCTGCAGCATTTCACTCAACGGAATCTTTTCCTCTTCATAGTGCTGAGGGTTATACGATGTGTTAACAGATATGCCTTGGTCAATGTACTTTTGTAGTACAGCCATGATCTTCAAGTATCCTTCTGGACTCTTTTGATCCCACAGAAGCTCATACTTATTCTTCAGTCGTCGATACTCTGGTACTACCTGCTTGAGAATACCATCCTTCGATTGCTTAATTGATACGAAGCTTCGAGGTGGCTCAATTCCGTTGGTAGCGTTACTTATCTGACTTGAAGTTTCGGAAGGCATCAAAGCCATAAGTGTGCTGTTGCGAATACCAAATTCATACAGCTTTAATTTTAAAACTTGCCAGTTCATACTGTGTTTTCTTTTTACTAGCTCATCCACTTCCTTTTTATAGGTGTTGATTGGTAGTATCCCTTTACAATACTTCGTCTGCCATCCTTTCTTACAACCACCTTTTTCCATTGCAAGATCGGACGATGCTTTAATCAAATAGTACGACCACGCTTCTGCCCACTCATCGATAAGTTCTAAGTTCGGATCTGAGTAGTTGGTGTCATGCTTTGCTAACCAATACGCAAAGTTGATGATACCAACACCAAGTGGTCTACGTTCCATGGTAGAACGCTCTGCAGCCTTAACTGGATAGTCCTGATAATCAAGCAGCGCATCCAATGCACGAACTGCAATAGTAGCTGGCTTTTCGAAGTC